ATAGAAGTAAGAGCCTTTAACGCTTCCGTCGTGTACAGCTTTAGCGTCGTACTCTTCTTGACGCATTTCTTTTTGAATATAGTCTGCAAAGTTTGTGAAGCGTTCTGCGTTGACATTTTCGTCTTCAGCTTTATAGATAAGCTTTACAACGCTTGAGAGAATAGCACTCTCTTTGTTGCGGCATATCATTTTAATTATGTTTATTACCGGTCTAGGCAAAGATTTTGTTCTTTCTGTTGGAGCAGCCCATTGACGACCTTCGTAAAAATCAACATATTGAGGAATTTTCTCCCTCAAGCCCATTTTGGATTGATATTCTTTAACTTCTTGCCACAAATCCCAGATAGGAGTTGTTTCTGAAGTAAAAGACTCGTCTTGAAGATGTTTCTTGCTCTTCATTATTTCCCTCCTTCTGTCTTTTTAGCTCCGTGAAGCCACTCGTCCATTATAGAAGCTTGCTCTTCAACGCTTTTTCCGTCAAAAGCTTCGTGAATATATCTTTTGCCAAGAGAATCGTCATACTTCTTATTAAGCTCTGCTTGTTTCTTATTTGTTTCTTTGAGAGCTTTTACAGATTGTTTCAAGCCTTCGATTTGTCTAGCTTGAGACTTTAATGTGTCTCTGATTTCTTTTAGCTCTTTTCTTGATATAAACATCTTCGCCTCCTACCAACTCATAAATTCGTCGTTTATTTGTTTTTCAATATGGAAGTTCTCTCTAATAAAGCTCGGCTCTTCTTCTTTTACCTCTATCCAAGAAGCCGTCTGCTGACTTGATATAAAGTTAGCGATTGCCAACGCCATAACCAAGTCGTCGTGAAAGCCTTCCATAGCTTCAGCTCTGCCTTTGTCGTTTTTAACAAAAGTGAGCATTTCTTTAAGTGTTGCTGCGTCTTCCAGAATAGTCACATCTTCACGGACTAACGCTTGCAAGTCAGACAATATAACCGGTCTTGTCTTTGAGTTTGTTTCAAAGCCAAATCTCTTAACGATAACTTGTTTTATATGGTCTAACTGCTCTCTAACATATAAGTTAGAATATTTCAGCTTCTCTGCCAGATATTTTGTAGGCTGCAAGCTGTAGTTGACTTCTACGCCTATTAAAGCTTCGTGATAGCGTTGAGCTAAACAATAAAGCTGTTCTGCGTAGTGGTCGTCGTCCATAGACTGCTTGTGTAAGACTGCCGCCACCTTTCTTGTCATATTGTTTATAACTTGAGCTGTGTAGAAGTCTATTCCAAGTCCGGAAGTATCTCCGCCTATGGTATACGGAGCTTTATGTGTGACAACTCCGTCCTTTGTCCTTGTTAGAGGCTCTTCGTATATTCTGATGTAGCCGTGAATATCGTCAACCCACTCAATATCCTTGATTGTGATTGTTTCGTCCAGCTCTTCGCCTTCAGAGTTCTTTACTATTTCACGCTCTTTCTTATACTTAAAATAGCCCGTTTTAAGCGGTTGCAAGTCCTTAACTCTTTCATATTGATTTGCAACCTTATCTTTATCAAATACGCACTCTCCAGAGCTTAAAAACGCCTCTTGTGCAGAGATAGGATATTCTTGTTTGATTTTCTCTTTGTCGATATACGAATCATATTTCTTCGCATACCAAGTAAGCTGCTCTTTATCAAGTCCTTTTTCTGCTAAAAGCTTTAATCTCTCTTGAAGCCATTTGTCGTCCTTGTTCTTCTCCAGATATTCATAATCTGTTGAACGATATTCCGGCGTCCTCCACCACTCATAGAAAAGATTTATGCAGCTTCCTTTATCCCATAAGTCTTTAGCTTCGTTATATCCGTTAGCTGTAGTCTCGTAGACAGAGAAGCAATCTGCGGTGGCGGTTTCTCCGATAGAGCTTTGCAAGTCTGCTAAACTCACTTCAAAGAACGCAACTTCTGAATAGTGAATAAAGTTAAGTGTTTTAGAACGACCTACTTCCTTTGTCGCCGTCGCAATACGCCAAGAGCTATTTAACTTGTCGAAGAATAATTCCTTCTTTGAGTTAAATTTTTCGTGCGGCTTCAATATGTCTGGAAGTCTTTCGTAAACCATACGAGCTTTATCATTAAAGATAGATTTCGTATTGTCGTCTGCGTTTGCCAGAGTAAATCCAGAGAAGTTTCTGCTCACAATAGCGTTGCATAGCTGAATCGCTGTTATAAGCGTCGTGAAGCCTTGCTGTCTTCCTTTTAGAATAAAGTAAGGTCTTCCTCTTCCGTATTTCTCTGTTTGTGCTATGAAGTCTTGCTGGACTTCATTTAGAAAGAACGGCACAGTCTTTTTGTTTTTATCAACAACTGTTAGGACTGCTTCGATAAGCAAATAAGGCTTTGCTTGAACTTCCGCCATAATACTAGGACTCTCCAATATCCACCTTGCAGCGTCTCTTGTGTAAGCTTCGTCTTGATTCGGCTTAACGCCTTCGAGATATTCCTTCCAGAGTTTTTTCCTTTTCTCTGTTATGTCTGCAATCGTCAACATTTTTAATAATCCTCAAATCCCTTAATCACGGTCTCTTCTCTTGATGTAGCTTCTCCGTTAGCTAGAGCTTGTTTGTCGTAGATTGTTCCTATTAAGGTTGACAACTCACTCAACTTTGGACTCTTGAAGCTTTTAATCTCTTTAACCACATCAAGCAAATCAAACCACATAATGCCGGTCTCTTCTGTTATCTTGCCGGCGTTCTCTTTAATTGCATTTGCAAGTCTGTCTAGCTGCTCTTCCAGATGTCTAGCTCTACTCATACGCTTTTGAGCCACTGCTAAAGAGTCTTCAATTAGCTGCCACGCATTATCCACGAACTCTAATTTCTTTTTTTCTCGAAGTTCTACGAGGTTTTTGTTTGAATCCTTCGTAGTTGTCGAGGTTTCGCCTTCGTCTTCCTTCTTCCCTTCGAGCTGCTTTTTACCCTCTTTAATAAACTTGTCTTCCCAAGTCTTCACGGTTGAATAGGGCAATCCTAGCTGTTTTGCCACATAAGAAGCGTTATTGCATACTAACAACGCAAACGCTTTCTCTTTGAGTTCTTGCTTGTGCTTTTTGCCCGGTTGCTTCTCCATAACGCCTCCTCCTAGTCTTCTTCATTATAATTGTAAAATAAAAAAACCGGTGTTTAGTGGTGTATTTGAAAAAGACGACCTTGAAAGCCGTCTTTTAACCTATTTTTAAGATGTTTGAATTTTTCTTTTTAATCTAATTATTGCCTTATCCAGACGAGTTTTTATTCCGTCTAGCGAATAGTGCATTTCTTCAGCTGTACGCTGCATTGTCTTTCCTTGTATGTAAAACTTCATAATTGCAACTCTGTCGATTTCGTCTTCCAGCTGATTTATTATACCTAAATAAAACTCCTCAAGCCTCTGCAGTCTGGTTATATTCAATTCCGCCTTCAGAGAATCAAGGACTTGCTTCGTCCTTGTAATATCCTTTTGGATACTTTGTGATTGCTTTTGTGCTTTAAGCCAATCTAACCTTTTTAAGTATTGAGCTTCTGATTCCAGATAAGTGTTTATAGCTGTCTGTTTCAATTTAATAAAATGAAGCTCCTTCTTAATTTGTTTGATTGACTTACTCACTAGGCTGTTCGTCTCCTTTGTTAATATCTATAACTTGACAAACAAACTCTATTGAGCTACTTGTTGCAATCTTCTTTCCGTCCTTCTCAAGAGTAAAATAACCGAATATTTTGTTCTCGTGATAAGGAAGGTGCATTGTAAGCTCCAAGCCGTCCGCTTCTAGCTGTTTTTTAAGTCTAGCTCTAGCTGCAGCTCCTTTTCTGTCTCTTTGCTCACATCTGTCAGTCTCATAGCCTCTCTTCTTTAGAAAAGCATAAGCTAACATATCCATAGCTTTAGCCATATCCGGCGTAAGCATTTTTTCAATATCTACTTCTTTTGTTTTTAGCTTTTTATCTGCCATAAAATTTTCTCTCCTTTATAACTTTACTAATTTCTTCGTCTGCAATAATTTTAAGCTCTGTCTCGAGCTCTTCTGTTAATTTGATTTTTGTTGCAAATTGAGGCTTTTCTATAGGGTCGCACCAATCGTTGTTGTTTTTTACTACGACCACTCCTCCAGATATTATTTTGGCAAGCTTGTTTATTTGCTCCTTTGCTTTTTCAAGCTCCAAATATTCTTCATAATCGATTAGTATTTGTTTCATAATTACTCCTCCAATAAAGTTATTGCTATTATTGTTCCGCAAGGATTATACAATTCAAATAGTTTTATCGCTTCTGCTTGACTGTCTGCACCAACCCTTTCGACTAACACTCTGTCGTTTGGTGCTATATATGCAATTAAATAAGTGTTCATTTAGTCGGCGTCCTCCACCTTAATTATTCGTGCGTTTTTGTAGAGTCTGTATTTTTCAATATGATTAGCCTTGTGAATAACTAAAACTGAATTTTTTAACTCTTCGCATTGAGTATAGTTTTCGTGAATATGGATAATTTTTTCAACACCAACCAAGCAAGTTTCTTTATTTTTTTCTATATCTTTTATGTAAACTTTCATTTTTGCTCCTTAAAGTTTTGAGATTTAGGACAAGTCGCCCAATGCGGAATATGTCCTATAATTGTTTCGCCTTGCTCTGTGACGATTGTGGTCTTTTCAGAATTGCAAGGCATAATTTTTTGATTTTTTGTTTTTATCCAGAGAATTTCTGCTCCGCAGCCTTTACATTTACTCATTTACGACTCCTTTTAATCTTCTTCTTTTTTGATTAAATCAAATAGTGTTAATTGATTATTTATGAGATTTACTTGCTTCTCTATCTCGTCAAACGAAGTGCCATACTTAAATCCTCGTGAAACAAATTGACTGCTGTCTTGCTGATAAAGTTTGTTTAAGTCAAGCAGCTCTTGCCACAATTCGGGATAATGTTTTTGCAGTTTAGCAAATTCTTCTATATGTGCGTTAGGACAAAAGAAACACCCTTGCCTCATTCCGCCCATATTATATAATGGACTTAAAAGACCATATTCTTCGCATAGCTCTTTTGCCATTTTGCAAGTGTAGCCGCATTGTTCTAAAATACTTATCTGATTTTTTCGTTTATGTAGTCGTTCTAGGCGTTCTGTCTCCTCTGTACCAATTCCGACAATGCTTTGCCAGCCGCTTCCGTTAAGACTTTTTTCCAAGCGTTTAATAGGATTAACTTTTTCTCCGTTCATTTTACACATACCGCCTAACAGCCAACCATAAAACTTTCCATTATATTTTTTGTTTCTGCATTTATTCCCCCTTTTCTTAAAAAACCAATATTTATAATCCTTGTCGCTAGAGACTACTTTAACCTTATATCCCCAGCTTTCAAATACGGGTATTGCTTTTTCAAAAATAAACTTAATGTGTAGCGGGTGGTCTGCGTAAATTTGTTTCTCTTTGTCAAAATAAGGCAAAGAAATCACTATCAGGTCTATTTTTATATTGTTTTTATGTGCAAGAATAACGCTTGCTGTGCTATCTTTGCCACCGCTCCAAGATAAATATGTTTTAACTTTTTGCTCTTTCATTCATTATGTTGCCCTTTTTGTTTCTCCAATCTATTCAACAACACATACACGGTCTTTCGATTGAGGATTTTTAGGTTTTTGGAGATTATATTTTTCATATCCTTAACAGAAGTCACTCTGTCAAGCGAATATCTTTTCTCCATTTTTGCAGATTTATGATTTGAGAATCTTAAAGTCTGCTCAACTCCGTTGCTGTTCTTCAGAGTTAAATAAACGCTTTCTGTTGAGACGCTTTGTTTTAGAGAATATTCTACAGAAGGGAAGTTGAATTTCATAATCCTTTGAATTTCTCTGCAAGCTATTTCTCGAAGCTCTTTTGAAGTGTCTTCGATAGCTTGACCGACAGAATCTTTGATTCCTTCTTTATTAAGCTCTCTTTCTAAATTCTTCTCAAGCTTTCTT